TATATTAATTACAGTATCAGGTTTAAATTCTTTTTTAATTGCTTTTAAAAATTTAAAAGAATCTTTGTGATGATAGGGAATATGAAGATCACTTATTACAAGTACAGAATTATGCATGACACTCTCATTACTGCTGTGGTTCTCCTTGATTTCCCCCCTGCTGTTGTGCCATCTGTTGCATCTCTTGGAATTGTTGTGCCGCCTGTTGCATTTCTTCAGGCGATCTAATTAATTCTTCAGGCACTCCTAACTTCTTAGCTACAAACTTAGCCGCTTCATCTTGTTTAATTAAAAGATTTAATAACTGTGGCCCAACTCTTGTTTGAACCATTCCTAAAAATCTATCTAGTGTTGCTACATCTTGTTGATGTTGTGCTTGTGCTAGTGGAGATGAAGATTTAATTTTTATTTCTCTACCATTAACTACTGGTATTTTAATTCTACCTTGTTTCTTAAGAATATATATTACTCTCTGTAAAACAGGATTAACTAATTCAGCTTGTAATCTACCAAATGCCGCTCCTATTTGTCTTGATAGATCAGCCATTCTTTCTGCTACTTCTGTTGCAGACATAGGAGTTTTATCATTAGCTACTCCTAACATTTCATTGTATAATGCTTTCTTAATATTACTTCTCATATCTCTTAATACTAAATCACTAACATTAAAATTACCTGCTGGTGCTATTGGTTGTAGTCCTGATGAACCAGCCGCTTTTGGAATAATAGTGCCTGGAATTAATGATATGTTATCTACATTTATAACTCCATCATCTTCTACTTGATACATACCTGAGATAGACATTTGTGCATTTTCTAAAATTAATTCTATAACTAAGTTAGAAGTTTTAATTGCAGGTAACGCTAATTGTAATGGGCCTCTTCCATAAACTTCTCCTGCAACTTTAGACCATCTATAAATAATATATGGATTAGAACCTAAACCTTTAAATGTTTGTTGTGTTATTTCATGTTCATACATTGGTGCAATTACACAAAACTTATGTTGTTCTTCTTTTGTATTTGAATAATCTCTATAAACTACTTCTATAATTTCACATTCATGTTCACTCATCTTCTCCATATCCATTTTCATTTTTTCTGATAAAGTACCATTAGGATAAGCTACTAATAATTCTTTCATTCTAATCATTCTTTTTCTATAGATATGATCTATCTTGTCATCAAACCCTGAATCTAAAACTACTTGTGGTAATGGGATTGCTTTAAATTTAACTGGTTGTATTGCATCTCCCTCTTCTACTAAGAGTACACCAGTACCTACTGCACAATCTAAAAATGTTTCATGTACTTCTTGTGAAAAATTTGAGTTCTGTAATATTTCAAATACATACTCAGTTACTTGATCTAATAATAAATTAACTTCTCTTTGTTCGTTCTTTGGTATTTCTGAACCAGCTACAAAGTCTGCCCATCTTGCATAGTTAGGAACAATACCTGATTGTAATCTACTAGCAAATTCTTGTACACCAACTACTGCTGTTTCATCAAAGATACGATCTGATCTTCTTCTACCAATAGACTCAGCATAAAAAGATTCTCTTTGTGGCAAAGCATATTCATAACATTCTTCAAATGTAGGAAGCCACATATCCTTAATAGCTTTTGCATGATTATATCTATTAAGTAATATTCTAACTCCTGATTCAGAATATTCTTCTGGTCTTTGTGGTTTTACTTCAACTACCATTATGCTCCTAGTGTCGGTTTAGACATGAGCTGAGCTGAAACTTCAAAACCTTGACCGCCTCTTCTTCCTGTAAGAAGTGATCTTCTACCTCTTCTACCTGTGAAAGCGGCAACTCTATCTTCAAACTGTTCTTGTTTTAATTTTTTCTTTTCAGCCATTTCTTGACTTCTTAATCTTTTTCTTTGTTGCCTTACACTTTCCTCCTCTACTGGTGGTGGAGGTGGTGGGGGTGCTTTTGGTTTAAATGGGCCTGCACACATAATTATCTTCTCCTTTCGTAAACGCTCTTAGGTTTGACATCAAATACATTGAAGTTCCTCTTCGCAACTACAGGTTTATTAGATTTCTTTCCAATAGTCAATGCTCTTCCCTCTCCTGCTCCTAATAGTAAATATTGCAAAGCATCATGAATATGAGAAAATCTATTCTTATTTGGCTTCTCATCATATCTTTCTCCTGATACCTGAAGTCGTCTATAATGATAACCACCAGCAAAACCTCTAATTAAATTGTTACATTTAGGATCAAGCAAGATACCTGACTCTCCATCTACCATTCTTGATAATACTGCATTAACTGATTCTAATCTTATTAATACATCATTAGATGGTGCTGGTCTTGCATGAATACCTTTACCTCTTAGTATTTGAAATGGTGTAGATTCATCTGTTTGTACTCTATGATCTCCAGCAGGATCGCCATATATATAAAAATCTCTTGGTAAATACTTTGCCATATGTGCTTTCATAACATCTGAAAACTTTACTATACCCATATCTTCTGCAACTAATTCATCTATGATTACCCATCTACTACGAATACGCTGTGCAAATACACAAGCTGGTGTAAGTCCAAAGTCTATACCTACAAATATTGGAACACCCTTTGCAATAGCTACATCTCCTTTTGCTACATGAACCTCATCATTAAACGATTCATATACAGGTTTACCATCTTCTACTTGTCCTAATTTATTTAATACATAAACATCAATCCAAGATTTAGTTTTACCTCGTATAATATTTTTATAATAGTTAGGTGTTAAGTTCTTTTGATTCTCTGATTTGTTATTCATATCATAACCATCTATTTCATTTTCTTTATTCTTCATTTCTAACATAGCAGGTGGTTGATTAAAAAATTTCCAGTTATCAGGTTTGACTAACATCTTAGCTTCTTGCTTTGTAATGTAATCAGGTATTACAGTTTCTCCTGCAAGTATAGCCCACCAATGATCTGTATCAGGTGGGTTAGTATCTGCTATAACTCCATACCAACTTGGGCCACCATCTCTCATAGATGGATAACGACCAACCCTCATTGAACAAGCATCTACTATTGACTTAGGTATTTCTCTTGCTTCATTAATCCATACACCAGTAAGTTCTAATGATAATAATTTTTTTACATCTTCAGGTCTATCTAGTGCTAAGAAAATAACTTCTAGTTCTACATCTCCTTTTGATATCTTATGAGTATAAGGTACACTCCATTGGAATCTTCCCCATTCTTCTTCAGGAAACCAATCAAGCCAAGTTTTAATTGTAGTAGTTCTTAACTGTGGGTTTGTATTTCTTATTACTGCCCATCTTGATTTTCTTATTCCATCTTCAGATGGCTTTTGTATTAATGCTCTTCTAATAATTTCTATGCAACAAGCAACAGATTTACCTGAACCTACTGGCCCACGAAGTCCTCTAAAGAAATCATTATCTTTTAAAAAATTTTTAAGAACCTGACCATCAGGTTTATAATTCAGTGATCCCATAATCTACCGCTAACTTGATTAACTTTTCTCTTGTATGTGGAGATATAGATTCAATGATTCTATCCGCTTCTTTGTCTGTTACTTTATCTGTTGGATAATGTTTCATATGATTATTCTTAACTACTATTCTTAACCTTTGCAAATCTCTTAAAGGTATTTGACTATAGATTGTCATGTTCTATATCTTTTTACTTTTCTTGCTATTGACTTTGGTTGTTTACTAAACTGTTTACCAGATGCTTTGTCTTTTCTTTTCTTTGCAGTAGTACGAGCATATTCTCTTGCAGATAAAGATTTAATTGCTTTTGCTGGTAAGTATCTTTCTCCTGTCTTAGAAGATGGTTTACCTGACTTAGTTCTCCATTTTTGCTTAGACCATTTAGATAATGATGTTTTAGATTTACCACCACCTCTATAACCACCACCTGCTTTCTTATATGCTTTTACTGCCGCTTGGGCTTTTCTTCCTGACCATTGACCAGCACTCGTACCATGTGATGCTTGTGCTTTTACTCTTGCAACAATTCTTTTCCATAATGATGGTTTTGTCTTTGTTGCAGTTTTACTCATGGTTACTTTCCAATTTTCTTTAAAGCCATTCGGTGTGCAATAGTAAACGATTTACCTTTCTTCATTTCTTTTTTCATGAAGTCCATGTGTTCTTTGCTATGATGTTTCTTATGTTTCATCAAAGTAGTCTTTTGTTTTTTTGTTAATTCTTTTACCATTCTTTTGTTGTAATCTGTTCTTCTGCCATTTTCAAGGCCTGTTCTTCAGAATGACCTTTCATCATTTTAATCTCTGCGTACTGTTTTATTTGTCTTGCTCTTCGTTCTTTCTTTTCTCTAGCTTCCGCTTCCAGTATCGCTTTCGCTGTTCTCTTCCCTCTCTCTAACATTTTCGAG